GTGAAACAAATACGGTTGGAGCGGACGTATGTCTTCTTTGGTGGCATGACGAAAACTGAGAACGATTAACAAAAAACATCAGCTTTTATACTCAAAAAGAGGAAAAGGAAAAACGCGGACGAGCGACGGCCGGCACGGCCGGCCTAAATAACGCGGACGGGCACGGTCGCCGCTACGCGGCTCGCTTGCGACCTTCGGTATTTTTAACGCGAACGAATCACTCCGGTGTGATGGCTTCGCTTCGCTCGCCTTACGGCAAGGCCACCAAATTTCCTCCGCGCTAACGCGCTCCGCCGGAAATTTTTCACTGTACAGGGGGCTGCGCCCCCCGAACCCCCCCGCTCGCTCGCTAACGCTCGCTCACGACCCAAAGGGGAGTCAAGAGTGAAGTCATCGACACGAGGGGGGGGTGGGGAGGCTATGGTAATACTGAGTGCCATAGCCTCTCCCTTTTTTCGCGGACAGGTAGCGGTCGCGCGCTAAACACTCACTCGGACTAGTACTATATTAGTATCGTTGCCTAGGTTGCGTGAATAATACAACCATGGGGTTCCGAAAAAAGTTCACCCGGAAAAGGAGATACACGCGCAAGAAGCGTGGTGTCAAAAGACGAACTTTTAAAAGGTACAATAAAAAAAGATTTATCAGAAAGAAGAGGATCACGCGTAGACGGCGTGCACTCGGATCGGGACTGAATGGCGTCCTAGCAGGGGCAAGGTTCAAAATTCGAACAAACAGACGTTCGTTGGAAATCAAAGAAACTCACGTTATTCATCCTCTTGGAAATGCAGCTGATCTAACATTTTCGGGATTGGCAAATAACATGTCCATGATGAATAGCTACAATCAGTGGCGAATCGATAAAGTCGTTACACACTGGAGAGTAAAGGGTGCTACACGAAAGGACTACAGAGGGACAGAATGCGATCATGCTATCGTTATGACAGTGCCTAATGACGCAGTTACTGCGGACGGAGCATTTGAGGATCTGATGTACAACACAGATCAAACCGAACTTCAAAACTTCCTTCTTAACTACACTCAACTTAGAGGTGTAAACTACAGGAAGGTGAGTCCATGGAAAGGTACAAGGGGATTCAAACCATACATCTCACAGTTTATGTACAGCTATGCTAAAAACAGTACAGCAGCACCAAGTCTACATCAAGAACTAGTGAGAAACTACAGCAAAAACTTCCACTACTCTTCTTCGGCAGTAAGGTACGAAGCTCCACTATATATGATCTTCCCAGCTATGAAAAAGATTCAACATCTTACTACTGGGCAAATCGGTGCAGATGCAGTCGATACAAAATATCAAATCGACGAACTACCACAACTAGAAATTTGGAGTGACGTGTATGTTACATGCAAGCAGAGTGATCTACTATCACTAGGAACAGTCAACAAAATTCCACAACTAGATCCACTAGATCCAGAGGTCAACACTATCAACGTAGACTTCAACAAAATCAAACAAGAAGTTCGAGATCAAGTACAACATGAAGTAACCAATTCGCATCCTATTATAGGAGCAGTTGCAGCAATGGCAGGGTTCGCAAGAAAAAGGCCAAGGGATGAATTTAAAATGTAATTTATTATGCAAAATTTTGAGAAATAAAATCATCATTAGACAATAATCCGAGTAATTCATTAAATGCATCGTCGTCGAGGGGGGGTTCTACTTCAGCTTCTTGCTCCGGTAGGACAGGGTCACTTTCTTCTGGTTCGTTCTCAACTGGTATGAGATCATCAAAGTGTTCTCCCGCCAAATTGCGGTAGTCATCAAGATCAACAATCTGCCAACGATCGTAAGTAAGCAGATGCTTATGATCATGTACATCGTGATTGGTGAGAACAAGAATCTTGACAGAGTATCCGAGCCAAAACATGTCTGAATCGTATTTACCAGAAGAGACGCAGCCATCTTTAAGTTCTTCAAAGATATCCCAAGCAAAGTACTGGGGTTGCTTGTTCCGAGCATAGTCAAAGATGGCAATTTTATAATCACCTTTGGAAAATGCGTGGATGATGTCGTGTGCTTTGCCTCCACGACAGTAGAAGACTGAGGATCCGTGAGTGTTTCGAATAAATTTAGCAAGATGGGACTTGCCAGAGTTCCCGCGCTTGTCTTGGACGAATAGGATTCGACGGTCCGTCTGTTTCATCAATTTCTCGTACACTTCTTTCTGCCAGGGACGAAGTGAAGTAACCGGGGGTGGATGACACTGGGACCGTTTGTTGGCCTGGGAGATTTGCTTCAACTGGTTGTAGCAACGAATAGTGGTCTCGGGACAAAGGGCTGCACATTCTTCGATTGAGTTGCAGTCCATCAGTCTCTGGTAAAGGTTGAGGTTGCTCCCAGGTTTTCCGAGCTCCAGAAATACACTGTCCTTCGCACAGTAGTCGCGGGATTGATCGTCCGTACCATAAGCAGATTCCATATGAGCTCGAGCGAGAGCAGGGATCAGTGACCTCCACTTCGTAAGTGTCCCATCTCTTGCCTTCAAAAAAGAATGCTGGAAGTGGATGAAGCCTTGCAAATGCGGCGTACCGTTTGCACCAATCTCTTTTCCTATGATACAGTATTCGATGTTCTTCAAGTGCTGATTCAAGATCGTCTCTATTTGCTGACATTCTTCTTCTGTGTAATTGTTCAGAGTGAAACAAATACGGTTGGAGCGGACGTATGTCTTCTTTGGTGGCATGACGAAAACTGAGAACGATTAACAAAAAACATCAGCTTTTATACTCAAAAAGAGGAAAAGGAAAAACGCGGACG